CGTTTCACTTGCTGCTCCGATATTCGTCTGAACGATCGTCCAGTCACCAATCTGTGCCGCATCACTCGAATCGACATCCGAGATCAGTGTGTCACCAACCTCCAGAGCGACCGTGAAGAACGTACCCGCGACCGTACATGTGTACAGATCACCAACTGCCAGGACCGGTGAGCCGGTATCCAGTGCGGGGGTGTTCGTTGCTGCGTTATACCCACCCTTATGGGTCATCGCTCCAGTGACAGCCGTATCGACGTAAGCCTTGACTGACTGCTGCGTTGGAACATGGATGTTGGAGTTCGACCCCATCAGGTCTTCGTCGATAACCCAGTTCCAATCAGAGAATCCAGCCGGTGGCGTGTCGTTTTCGCTAACAAACTCGGATGTCGCGTTGTCGAATATACCCAGCGAAATACCAGAGATCGTCTCATCGAAGTGAGTCGTACCGCTGACACCAACCAACCGATCCGTTCCGACCAGCGCCCCAGACTTCTCTGCAATGTTATCGAAGTCAAGGTCAATCGTTCCTGTACCGGTGATCGGGCCACCTGACAGACCTGTTCCGGTTCCTACCGAAGTAACTGATCCGCCAGACCCAGACGCCTTGCTACCCCATGCCCAGAACTCAGTGTCTGAATACTTGTAGAGCGAAACAACGCCACCTTGATCTATGGTAACATCGCCTTGCAAGGGAGCTGAACCACCCTCCAGCCAATAGATGTCTGCCGTGCCTTCTGCAAGGGTCAAAGCCTCCGCATCGTCATTATGAATGACATACGTGGCACCCTGCGGAATGTCGGCATCGTTGTTCGCGGTGAAGCTGATCGCCCCGCCGGAATCCTTGTGCCAGAGCATACCGTTGTGCGCAAGGTCGAAGGTATCGGCTACATCAATCTCGTAGACCGGCAAGACGTTAAAGCCAACAGGCCGTGATACATCCGTACCGTCCTTAACCCGTCCACCCGTGCCGTAGTCCGCTGTTGTAACCGGACCATCCAGGGTTACATTACCCGTGAATATACCACCTGACGCTGGAATCCAGTTCTGATCGTTGTTAAACAGACCAAGATTGATACCGCTTATGAGCGCCTTTCGAGTTGATCCGGCATCGTCATAAGCAATCCAATCCGCAGCGGCCATACTTGCAACTGTCAGCTCGGATAAGTTCAGGCTGATACTTGGGTCAGCCCCACCAGTAGAGTCGATACCGACACCACCAACAACGCTAGTAACCGTGCCCATTCCATAGCCAAGGTCGTCGTCAAAGATACTCAGCGGAATGGAGCTTATTACCTGTTTCTTTGGCAGGGAGTCAGTATCGTCGTTGAATACAATTTGGTCAGCAGCTACAGGAGCTACATTTGTCAGCTCAGTTGTACCGAGGCTGATCGAGATATTGCCAGACGAACCAGCATCCGCACCGTCGATACCAAGAGCAGTTGTGATGGTCTGGTTGTCCTGCCCAGAGTCATTAGGCTCTGCCGCAGCACCTGACGGAAGCGTAGCAATCTTTTGAACGCCCGGACCTGCGACGCCAATGAACAGTTCTCCGATGCCGTTAGGTGATCCGTCTTCAGAGAAGGCCAGTTCACCCTGTGCCAGGCTCGGCGGGGTGTTGGTTGAAACGGATCGTTTGATCCTAATAGTATTTGCCATTAGAAATATCCTGCATCAGTTATCGAACTTAGATTAACCTTCTTAAGCAATCCATCTGAATCGTCGTGGATCGCTACATCGTCGTCGGAGTCTGCTACCACATCAGCTTGGTTTGTGATCGCAGCAACATCTAACGAAAGTGCTGCGCTTCCTGTAACTTCCCCTGTATGAGGGTGGTCAGCTATCGGTAGATAGAATGCTGAATAGTCCCCAACAATTGGAACTACTGCGCCCGTGCGCGTGTTGAAAGAATCAACGCCAGACCCCCCACCAGCTCCGGATTCCAGCCAAACAAACGTCTCACTGGACTCATCATAACGATAAGTACCTTCGCCGCTACCTGGGTCCCAATCACTGCCATCCGCGATGTATAACCCACTACGAGGTCTATCTGGCTCCCTGTAGCGAACATGCATCTGCCCGTCGCCGACGAAGTTAAGCTCCTCAGCAATCCGCACCAGCTCTTGTTCTAAGAACAGACCTACATCTTGTTCACGCTGGTATTGTCCTGGGATATATGACACTGACCGAATAACTCCTAGTAATTAGACCGCTTAATACTTTCCAAGTAGCTCAAGATTCACCTCATACGAGTCCAGCTTCCACTGGGCTTGGTCGTTCGAAGCAAATCTAAAGCTAAGGTACCTGCCGGTAGTACAGCAATCCACCTTATCATCCACACCTACCTCGAACGGTAATGGGCCTTCCCAAGTAATGGGATCATTCAGTGTATCCTGTCCACCTACATAAATATCCACGGTAGTACCGTTTTGGATACGTAGCTCTGGCCAAACTTCATTGACCTGCTTAATCTGACTCTTGTCCAGCAGAGGTTCCCCATCCCTGCCCTTGCCTGCCAGTGGCATACTTGTTCGTTCCACATACGCGTTTAGATCTCCGCCCTCATCGGTGAATCCTTGGTCATACACTAAGAATCTCGGGGCTGATGGAATAGCTGCCATCAGGCGATTCGCACCCGGCTGGCTAGTTCTTTGACCAAACACACCTACCATTTGATCAAAGGGAATTGTTTGTGAATCAAACGTCGTTACACCCGCGCCTGGGTCGTATGGAGCAGCACAAATGTGGGCCACCTCAGGTAGATCCCGAACAGTTGTAGTACCATCCTTCATATTGAAGATCAGTGCTAGTGTAGGCCACTCAGCCCCCGCCTCTGGGATGCACATCCACAATTCATTCTCGGCATGGTTATGTACCATGAACTGTCGGAGCTTCTTATCCGAATCTGCTCGATTCTTATACCATCTCCGCATCCGATCGTCCAAGATAGATTCACTCTGGAACCCGTCGTGCGAGATAATATCCTCAGGTGTGGCCACAAAGTGCCTAGCCCGGTACTCTATCATACACCGAGGAGCAACCGCTCCAAAGTCGAATCGCTTCCTGAACTGGAATATAAACCGACCACCAATATAAGCCATTGCCCATATCTGATCTTCCTTGTAGATGAAGAACGTATCCCCAAGACTCATTCCATCAAGAATGAATCCTCCGGTCTCCGCCAGTGGGTACTCGCCTGCATCCAGCGTAGGATCACTCGGGTCCCAGCTACTTGGCACAGTACCCGGATCAGCAACATGGCTCCATTTAACCAAGAACGGATAGTGAGTTCCTCCCTGTGACACGTCCAATGCCACAAGGTACTGCTTAAAACTCTTAATAACACGGGCAGTGGTACTAGCAGGCCAATTGGCCAAGTCTACGAGAGGTGTTCCGAGACCGGGATTGATCCAGGCTTGGGGTTCATCGATCCCGTTGTTGAGTATCTCAATGCCACCCAGGTGTGTACCCTGCCAGAGGTCTGAGGCACCACCACCGTAATCACCTCCAGCTGATCGGGTGATATCTGAATGAGTGCTTCCATCAGTCGCGTATACCTTAGCCAGTCCAGGATATGCCCAGAAGACGTTAGTTGGACCCAGATGATGATAGAGATAATAGGGGTCGACAGTGGGAGTTCCCAGCACCGCCTCTTGCCCGAAGGCTTTCCATACCGCATTGTCATAGAAGCGGACACCCCGAGCATCGGTCCACGCGTTAGCAGGCAGACGATGCCCCGGAATATCCTGAGCTACGCCAATTTGTCCAACATTGTTGATTGGTACTAGCATTATTACTCCAAGAGCCCGCTGAGCACCCAACTGTTAGCTGTCAGTTTGATGATCGAAGCTACACCATATTGCTCTCTAATGTCAACTCCCTGCGGAGCGCGCAACAGATCCGTTGTAAGCGCGATCGTGGTCTGGCCGACATCCAACTGAACTATAGTGATGATCGTACCAATTGGGAAGGCTACCGAAATGTTCGCTGGAATTGTCAGAACGTTGGCAGTTCCGTGACTCATTGTGACGACTTTATTTGCATCTCCAATGACCAGCTCGTAAGCTGCCCCACTTTGATTACTCAACGGAGTAGCTAAGTCCTGATATGTAACACGCTTATACGTGCCATTATCATCAATGAGAAACTCATCAGTCTCTGCTATTGGCGGAGTGAAAGCTGCCTCTCCAGAGAGGTCTAGATTAAACGTCCGATTTGCGTCGATCGTTCCACCACCACCCAAGCCAGTACCAGCAATCATGTCAATACCAGAGTGAGCAACGTGATCATCTGCGTCGTAGCCGCCAGTCGAATCGTGGTCGATATCACTATCGGTAAGCCGATCCGCATGGATAAGTTCAGATCCAGTTACAGCCCAGTCAATGTGCTCGGCAGCTAGTGCTCCCGCCAGATCGTCATGGATTAGCAGAGCGTTGATCGCTGTAAAGTCCGCCTTGAAGTATCCGACAGCTCCGATATCGTACAGGAACAGCTCGTCTGTCATATCAAGACCGCCCGAAGCTCCAAGGTTAGTTCCATCGAAGTCGAAGGTTCTATCCGCTGAGAGATCACCGCCACCCGCGATAGCTATACCAGCGATTACCTCCCGAGTATTAGGCGGCTTGCTGTCCAGTTGATCCTGGATTAGACTGGTAACGCCAATCAGATATTGAACCTCAGCCGCCGTCAACCCTGCTGCCTCTGCGCCAGACAAGAGTTCCAGATCGGCTGGGACAGCAGTCACCCCATCTAGAATGTTCAGTTCAGCAGGCGTCACATTGACCGCATCTGCAGTGAAATTTGGGAACTGTCCCTGAAGTACATCCTTGATTAAACGGAGATGGTCGTCCGCTGTTGCGTAGTCATCAACTCCCCCGACCGGATTGGTCGCGACCAGTTGGCTAATATATGTCGCACTTTCAATTCCCATTAGTCAGGATCTCCCATGACCAGGTCCATGTCGCCCCACTCGTCAGCTTCAATCCGACGGATCATCTGACCGCGAGCTTTCTGGAACACTCCTTGGTAATATTTTAAAGCCCTGTCGTCACGGAGCCAAACGGCGATCTGCTCGCCAGCTAAACCCAGGATTTGATTCGGATCTTTGGCGCACCAGTTGTTGGTGTTGATCCCAGTTAGGACTGTATCCTGTGCGTAGTAACTCAGTCGGAATTCCACGTCACGCGTCTGCGCGGGAACAATTTCAATCGACGGAGTCGCTGTTAATTCGTCGAGGTACCAGAAGATCTCTCCGGCAACCCCCACGTTACGTTTAGACACGAGTTGGTTGCGGGTATCCAATCGGATAGCTCGCTGCTCTACTCCACCTTCGTCGAGGTAGACAAGAGCCTGGTCGTCATACACCCGGATGAAATCTGCGGGTGGCAGGTTGGTCAGAATGATGTCGTTCGCCGGGGTGGTCTCCCAAGCCGTGAGGCTCTTCATCCACTTAGGCAGGGTAGGCAACTGTTCCAACTCCTCCTGTGCGGCAATCATTTCATCGAGGAACTCAGTAGTAATGGTCATGCCCCGACGACCAAGACGCCGCTTGCACCGAAGTTCCAGTTCTGCATATGTACTCATAGTATTGGCACCTGTCCTGATCCACCACCGCCACCGGAATCCACTTCAACAATCTGTAGTCCAGCAGAGTTGCTTGGTACCACCGACACACCTGTTACAATCAATGAGTCGATGATGTCGTTGTTCGATCCGAGCAGGTCAACGCGTTCAACCACACCCGAAAATTGTATCGTATACCCATTGATGATCTCATCAAAAGGTGCGTAGTTGGCACCCGCGAAGTCGAAGCGAGTGTCAGAGTGATCAACTATCGCAGGAGCCCACAGACCATCTGTGAACTCCCACTCCAGTCGACGAATCTCATCTAAGAAATCCGCCATGTCAAGGCTGTACCGTGTTCCACTCACCAACGTCAAATCGGACGTCGGTATCGTTACTACCTTCGTGATCCAATTGACGCCATACGCCACATCTTATACCTCAGCTTCCATCGTGCCGGAGAAGTTGAAGCCAGCTGCGCCTACCACTCCAGAGATCGGAATGATCTTATCAACGCCGGAAGCATCACCATGCCTGACCCAGCCGACTACATCGATATCGCTTGAGTACACCAATGAGTTGCTGAAGGACTTGGTTGTACCACCACCTGTCATGCTGTCGTAGGCAATGGCGTGGAAGCCCGGATCACTTGCGGTGATCGCGTCTCCGGAGACCGTTCCGACAAGGTTAAACGTATCCGTTCCACTTGACCAAGAGTCATACTCGTAGAACTTGTAGGTTGAAGTGCCTGTCTTGAGCACACCGAACCAACCAGCCTGAGGAGTATCCGCTGCAATGGTCTCGTTGACCCGAATCACTGCTGACGTAACGATCTCACCTACGCAGGTGTAGACTGTATAGTCTGGAGCCTCCAGTACCGCATCCTTCGGAGCCAAGAACAAGTGCAGATCATCCGCAGAGTTCAGCGCTTCAATCGTACCTTGGATTGTCACGTTGTTCGGCGGAGTTACCACGTTCCCGTCCAGATCGGTGAAGGAGTCGACCGACCCAATCTCGTTGGAATCGAAGCCGATACCGAACGCACCAATCCATGCGCCTGTGAACTGAGCCAAATGCTCTGGCTTGGTCGAGAGCTTCACAGAGTCAGCATCAAGTACTGCTGTCGCGCCGCCTAGACCTGTAATGGTATCCGTATCGACCGGAGGAACACCCGCACCAAGATGGAGAATGTAGCGAGCCGTTGAGCTGCCAACAGTGGTGTCGACACCTACCAGATTTCCGTTGCCAGTCACCCAATCACAGGTTTCGTTCTGTGCGTGGGTACCTGCTCCAGAAGCGATTGAACAATCGTACAACCTACCAGTCCAGAGATCACCATCAACTCCATACAGAGTCTCGGTAGTACTATCGACCAAGATAGACTTCACAAACTCGTACAGAGCTTTCTTGTTGCCCTCTGGCGAGTAAGACCACTCACCCAGGTACGGCTTGTTACCGTTCCCGTCAAGGTCGAGCAAGTTGTAGCCTTCACTGTGAGAGATACCGTATGCCTGGACGGTCACAAGAGCCGTATCGTTCTGCGGGTCATCAGCCGTCACAATCGACGCCACCGACTCACCAAGGCCCATTGTGGTCTCCCACACGGCATAGGTCTCAAACCAGGTGCTGGCTTTCACCACAACCCGGAGGCCGTCGATGTCAGAGCCAGTGTCACGACCTTTCACCATGATACGCAAGAGCGTGTTCGCGTCGGTCTGGTTCTTACCTGTGCCCCAATGGGACGTAAGTTCGACCTCGTCCTGAATGAGCTTCAGCGGTATCGGTGTAGAGTTAACACCAAGGACCTGAAGGCCGTAGTAGATATCAGCGCCACTATTCTGTGAGACCGAACCACCGAAGTGGTATTCCATGACCTCGTCGGTTACAGTATAGTTCACCGAGTAGTCTGTCGTGTGGTCAAACAGGGTGACAATCTTGCCGAGAGCCTCCTCCTTCGAGGGGTTCGGGAACGAGAGGTTAATCTCGTCATCGCCGGAGATAATGAAATCCCATGCGATTTTCTGAAGCGATCTGTTGATCCATTTAACGTGGAAGGTGTGGGCACCAGACACATATGTAATTGCACCATCAGCCTCCACCATGAACTGAGCCAGCCAAGCTGTTATCGCTGTGGAGCTGTCAGCATCTGTGTCATAAATAGCCATGTTGTTTCCTTAAACTAAAGGCTCTAGTTGAACTAGAATGTCTAAACCAGCTGATGTAATCTGGCCGCTTATGTTTTTCGGATGGTAGTCCGTTCCGGAAACATTCATTTCTCGTGCCCACCCAACAACATCAGTTTCGCCTGGGTAAGCGATATTATCATTTACCTCACCATTTGTATCACACTCTTCTTCGAAATAAATTGTGCTATCATCGCCATCCTTGTGCAAGAACACGCGAGCGTCTGGGAGAGGTGAACCGGTTGTAGCATCCTGCACTGTTACCTTCAAAGGTACAGTATCGAATACGAGAGTGACAGCGATTCCTGCTGCATCGTCTTTGAATAGATTTGAAGCTGAGGCCGCTGCTCCATTAACTGTGCAGCCCGATAAGCTACATGTCAATGAACCGGATGTCGCATCAAAGCGAAGTGCACAACCGTTGTGGTCTTCAGTTTCAACAAAGTCTGTGAACTCGATATTCTCTAAAGAGATATCATCATCAACGCCAGTTCCAAACCGAATTGCGTGGTGATCATTCGCACCCTTGCTAAACGTACATCCTTTTAATTCGTCGATTGCTGTAGTAGCTGTAGTAGTGCGATCATCAAACACCGCGCCTTCATCAGCAGCAAC